AAAGAAGAGTTTCAAGATTACAACTTCGAAGCATCGGGGCTATCGAACATTCTAGATGTGTTAGCACACAACACTCACATGAATGCCTTAATCGCAAACTTTGCTTTGAATGAATCGTTTCTTCCAACTGCACAGCTGAGGAGTTCCGTTGTATCTCTTGCTGAGGGAATCGGATACATTCCAGATACCGATACAGCATCGCAGGCAAAACTCAGAATTACATTCAGAACATCTGTGTCGCCTCGTGAGGCTACAATTCCTCTGCCAGCATTTACAAAGTTTACTTCTAGCGTGGATGATGTGTCTTACACGTTCCAAACAATTGAGACTTATTACGCTACGGACGATGGAACAGGATTCTACGAGTTTAAAACTGCTGATGGTTCAAACCGTATACCAATTTATCAAGGAACACTTAATACAAAAAACTTCCTTGTTGGCGAGTACGAAGACAACCCAGTTTACATTATTCCTGATAGCAAGGTCGATGCTGATACTGTTCAGGTTAGAGTGTATGAAAGTACCACCGCATCCAATTATATTACATACCAAAACATTGTTAACATTACAAGTGTTAGCGCCCAGTCAACAGTTTATATTTTAAAAGAAGCTCCTAACGGTTTCTTTGAGTTGTCTTTTGGTGACGGTAAAACATTTGGTCTGGCTCCACCAGCAGGATCTAAGATTGAAATTATCTATCTCTCCACAATTGGCGAACCTGCAAATGGAGCTAGTGTATTTGCGGCGGCAAGTAAGCTGCAGCAAGGCGGTCTCAATGAGCAGTTAACTGTTACAACTTATGATAAGTCTGTTGGTGGTGACGTTAAGGAAAGCGTTGAGTCGATCAGAAAGAACGCTCCCTTCCAATACGCATCTCAAAACCGAATGGTAACTGCAGAAGATTATTCTTCTCTAATTCTTCGCAACTACTCCACTCTTATTAACGACATCACAACGTGGGGTGGCGAAGATGATATTTCACCAGAGTATGGATCTGTATACTCCTCAATTCTTTTTGAAGATGATGTTACAGAAGAAACACGCGATTCAACAAAACTTCAAATTCTCGAGTTATCAAAACAGCTTTCTATTATATCTTGGAACTTGAGATTTAAAAATCCAGTCACTACATATATAGAGCTCGATACATATTTCCAATTTAACCCTAAGTTAACTGATCAAACATTGAATGCGATTCAATCTCTTGTTACTACGGAGATTCAATCATATTTTGATACGTTTACCGGTAAGTTTAAACAATCGTTTAGACGTTCCAATATGTTATCCAACATCGATGACTTGAGTACAGCAATTCTTTCATCGAGAACAGATGTTAGAATGCAACAACGTTTTGTAGCTTCAGCTCCTACACTAATTGGAGTTATTAACAATTTGTGTGAAGCGGTCCTAACTACATCGCAAGTAAACACAATTGTCAATTATGTTGTATCAAAACAATTTGATAACGCAGCTAACTTCATAGTTAGCAACAATTTATCATCTAGCAACTTTACTGTTATTAGAAGCACTTTAGCATCGACCTCCGTATCTTTAACACAGTCTCTAAAGTTTCCAACAAGCATTGCTGTTCCAGATGATGACCAATATATTATCAGTAGCAACGCATTTGTTTATAAAGGTGTGCAGTGCGTTCTCAAAAACAAATTAAGTTCAAACACTATTCAAGTTGTGAACGTGTCTGGTGGAGAAGTTATTGTTGATGATATTGGTAGCTATGAATCAGGAACCGGTGTTGTAACTATTAACTATTTTAATCCAACTTCAATTTCAGGTGGTGCTGTATCTATTAAACTATCAGCTGTTCCATCTAATCAGAGTGCTATCACTCCTACTAGAAACGATGTTCTAGTGTATGATGCGGATAGATCTTCAACCGTAGGTGTACAAGTAACGGCTACAAACTAATGATAAACAAAGATAAGACAACAGAAGATATTGGTAGAACGGACATCAACCTCCAGAGATCGGAGATTGCTAAACTACTTCCCGAGTACTTCGCTGAAGAGAATCCTAAATTACTAGAATTGTTTGACGCTTACTACGAGTTTATGGATCTGCCTGAAAATCCCAATGGATATCTGCATCAGCTGAGTAAATCAAGAGATGCTACTCAGGTTCCGGATTCGTTGCTGGAATTTCTCGAAGACGAGCTTTTGCTAGGTCAAGCATATTTTGGTGGCTTTTTAAATAAAAGAGAAGCTATCAAATTTTCCAATCTGTTGTTTAGATCAAAAGGTACTAAGTACAGCATTGAGCAATTCTTTAGAGCGTTTTATGGTATCGATGTTGGAGTATCTTTTCCTAAAGATAACATCTTCATTGTAGGTCCCAGGATTGATGTTGAGTTAAGCTCAACAAATGATACTGGTGGGCAAATTAAAACAGAAGCTGGGGTGATTGGTCCGGAGTCTCGAAAGTATATTACTGATGATAAATTATATCAGATATATTCAGTCCTAATTAGAGCTGGTATTTCTGTTAAAGACTGGATTGATGTTTATAAACTATTTGTTCATCCCGCTGGCATGTATTTGGGATCTGAACTTTTAATTGAGATTGTAAACGAACAAGGTATTAACATTATTCAAGAAGATGCTGGTCTTCCAATTGAAGAGCAGCTCACTATTGCTGCTTCGGCTTCTATGAGTATAGAAGGTATTATTCAAGAAACCTTTATTGGTGAAGGCGATGAGAATCTATATGCAGATGGTATCAGAATGGATGGTGACACATTCTTCAATGCAATTGATACTAAGACAATTGAAGAAGTTGATGTTCTGGGTACAATTGCTGAAATCATTAGTCCAAACAGCTTCTCGTTTGATAACAACAGCGCAGGCACACTATTCGATCAAGATTCGGATAATGGCGTAGCACTCAAGTCACAGTTCGACCAACATAAATACAGTACAGTCTATGATTCGGATGGATCAACTGTATAAATAATAACAAATTAGCGGGCTAGGGTATATGGCAAGGCAAACAATTAATATTGGCACCACAGCTAATGATGCGACAGGTGATACACTTCGCACAGGTGGATTAAAAATAAACCAAAACTTCTCAGAGCTGTACGATCTCTTGGGAGGCGATAGTATTTCTGTTGGCCAGACACCTAGGTTTACAGATAGTGGTCTTGACTTTCCTGGTATTACTCATACCTTAAAAGTTGGGTTCATCGAGCCATTATCTAGCCAGCAAACACTCACGTTGCCAAATACATCTGGCACAATTGTTACAAACAACGCCACTCAGACTCTTACCAACAAGACTATTTTTCAACCTTCGATCAATGGTCCAACTCTTCATGATGTAAAAATTTGGGATGCAGATTCTAGTCACAAGTATTCAATTGTTGCTGGTGGACTCACAAGTAATGTTAATATTACTATCCCCAATCTTACTTCTAGCGATACCCTAACATTTAATGCAGCCACCCAAACGCTGACCAATAAAACAATTGTAGATCCCAGAATTAAATTTCCTATTATTGAAGACCGCATTAGAGATTCAGCTGGTGCTGATATGCTTCACTTTACATCTGCTGGAGCAGCAGTAAATCACGTAGATATCCACAATGCTTCTACGGGCCAAAACCCAAAGGTTATGGTTCACGGAACCGATACGAATATTAGCTTAGAACTTAGTGCTCAAGGAACTGGAGTTGTTTCGTTTACTCATAGAATGCAATACGCGAGTAATGAAGTTACTGTAGCTAACCCCAATCTATCAACGATGATGACACCGCCGCTTACTGTATTCAATTTTGGTTCTACCATTACAGCTACAATGCCCAATGGCAATCATGTGGGTCAATCAAAAAGATTTATCAACAAAGGTGCTGGCACAGCCCAAGTTGCTTCGACTGGTGCCAATCTGGGTCCTTTTGCACAATTCTCTCTCAAGCAATGGGGTGGTGTTGAGCTGATTTGGGACGGCGCAGATTGGATTTCAATGACAGCCCTAGATAGTACATCTGGCGGCAGATTACTCAACTTTACGGTATAAAAAATGACAGCAATTATTACAGATAAAATTAAGAAGATGTTTGCGCAGCAGTTGTTCGATGAGAACACTGGACTGAACGTCGGCGATTCGGACAACTATTATTATCTTGCAGTGAGTCGGTCTCAACAATGGAGGCCTGATCTCAATGAAGATGTTGCCCCTGATCCAACTAATACCGATCGTGAAGATCGACAGTTTAGATACAGCATGCAATCTGTAAAAGCTATCTCGGATTTTTCTTTTGTTGTTCCATTAAAAGAGTGGATTGCCAACTCGGTATACACTGCTTATAACGATAACGTTGTTGGTCAACCTACTATATCGTATTATGTACGAACAGCTGATAACAATGTTTATATGTGTATGAGAACAGGTAAAAGTTCTACTGGCCAGATTCAGGTGTCTACTGTAAAACCAGATCACACAACTGTTCAGTTGCCAATTGGTTCTGATGGTTATGTTTGGAAATACATGTACACCATTTCGACTGCAGACGCTAATAAATTCTTATCTACTGAATTTATGCCAGTGAAGTTTGTTGATTCTGCTAGTCCAACTGATCCATATTTTGGTCAGTACACTGTGCAAAACGCTGCGGTTGATAAACAAATTGTTGGATACCGAGTTATCAATGGTGGTGGCATCTACACATCTCCTCCAGAGTTAACTGTTGTAGGTAATGGTTCAGGAGCCACCGCTCGAGCAATTCTAAACTCCACCGGCAACATTCAAGCGGTAGAAGTAGATGATAGTAATGGTGCTGGTGCAAAGGCATCCGACCTTCCATATTCAACAAACACATATTTGAATACACGAAACGGAACAACTCCAGCGGGAGGGTATGGTTTTGGTCAAGGATATGACTATGCCAACATTCGTATTAGTGACACCACTCTTTCTGCTGGCGGTCTGGCCGCAACAGTGGTTCCTATCTTTGGTGCTCCTATTGGTGTAGGTGCTGACCCTAGAGAGGATCTTAGATCAACTTCTATCATGTTTAACATTAAACCTGAAGGTACAGTTGACGATACGTGGATTGTCGATAATGATTATAGACAAGTAGGCTTGTTGAAAAACATGACTGAGTACGATTCGGCAGCTATCTTTACTGGAACATCTGGTATTGCGTTGACCAGAATGGTATTAACTTCTAAGCCTGGTGATGGTGACCCA